AGAAGTCGCAGCAGTCACGACAGCGTTGGTATCTGCACGACGGTACACGACGCCAGCCGTGTCAACGATCGTGATGTCGGTTCCGTCAAACGCCGGAGCTGCCGGAACAGCCTCGGTATCACCAGCATCAGCACGACGAACCACAAGCGCCGAACGGATCTTCGTCAGGGCGCCGGAGAGACGCGACTCCAGCAGGTACTTGTACTGGTTGTAGTCGATGTCGAAATCGTCGAAGAACGCGACGTCGCCACCGCGGTCCGCACCGATCGTGTAATCCTTCAGATTCACGATGATACCAACCAGAGACTGCTCACCCTCCATGACCTCAACGGTCACGATCTTCGAGACTCCCAGCTCCGCGGCGAGATCGCCAGCGGTGCGATAGTAACGGCGATTCGTGCCGTCCCTGGCCAGAAGCAGCCAGGTCAGAACAGGAAGCGTCGTGTAGAGCGTCGGAGAACCCGAGCCCTTGTAGAAACGCATGTCCCGAAGGAGAGCGTCGATCACTGCGTTCTGACCGGTGCCCTCCAAATCAACCGGAATGGTGATCGTGGCCGCGTAGAGCTCATGATCATTCGCGATCGAGCGGATACCAGCACCCTCGTTGGCACCGACAGGATCCTTGATCTTGTCCTCATCGTCGATTGCACGACCGTCACCGATGAGAATCGCGCGTGCGAGCTCTTCGTCGAACATCAGGCGCATCTCGCCCTTCATCCAGGCGACGACGTCCAGAGTCGTGATGTCGATGATGTCGTCACGATCCAGCTTCTGCTTCTTGTAGATCGTGGCCGGGGTCGTGACTCGCTTCGCGAGACCGAACCACTCTTCCTTCTTGAACGTGCCCTTGATGTAGCCCTTGGCACGTGCTTCGTCGTGGGTGATGTCAGCCCACAGGTTCTTGATACGCGAGAACGGAACCTTGCGGGTACCGTTGATGACCTCGCCGACCCACTCGACTCGACGTGAGTCGAAGTCCGGCATCTGGTCAACGGCCTTGGCATCCGGGAAGAGGACATCGAGGTTCTCGATGCCGTGCTTGACGGCGTAAGCCTCAACGGCTTCCTTCATCGAGCCCAGCTTCATGGCATCGGTGACAATGCCCTTGACGTCCTCGTGACTCAGAACGGTTCGCTCTGTTTCTTCGCCACCCGACTTGCCGTTGGTCTCGAACACATTGCTGCGCTGGCTCATACGGCCCTTTCCTTCCTTATTGTCGTTGTCTGACTCGTCGCCATCAGCGGAATGCTGAGCAGAGTCGTTCTTGGTCTTGGCCTCCTCAAGGGCTTGGCCAATCATGTAATGAACGACGTTCTTCTCGTCGTCGGTCATTCCGTCGTAGACTTCCTGAATTGTCGGATCGTCGGCGCTGTGCTCGACTTCCGTCTCCTCAGTCTCGTCCTCCTGCTCTTCCGGCTCACTGGGCTTCTCGCCACTTCCGTGGACAAGCTCAGCGTCGGTGTAGATGATGGCTTCGTCATCCAACGTCTCCAGATCACCGTTGCCGTGCTGTAGGGTGATGTTGTCAATCAGGGCACCAGGATTCGCGCCCGACAACACCAGACTCACTTCACGAATCCATCCGTGCAGAACCTGCGCTGCCTTCTCAGTCAGCTGGTTCGCGTAGATGGAAAACGACTTGATGTCCTTGTGTGCCACCAGTTGCCCGGCGGTCTTTGCCTTCTCGGTTGTGTTCAGGTATGCATAGCCATAGACGCCGTCATTCCGATTCTCGAGAATTGCGTGTCCGAGAACGTTCTCCGGATCGTCATGCTTGTGCTGCCAGACCAAAGGGACCGTCACCTGATCCTGATGCTTGAAAGCATCGGGCAGGATGGTGCGGCCATCCGCACACTTCAGGTTGGCCTTTGTAACGTATCCGCTGAAATCTGGCTCATCGCCATGCATCAAGCTTCCACCCGTGGTGATGCCACCATCATCGGGCTTGGCCTTTTCTTCCATTTTGAATGCTCCTATTCTCTTTTGGATCCCTGGCTATTTGCCTAGGGCCTTCTGAGCTTGAATAGCTTTATCAAGCCTTCCCCTAGCTTCAGCAATCTTGCTCTTAAGGGAAGTAACAGTTTCGGCCTTCGGCTTACCAGAGGCCTTGCTCTTTGAGGCAGCAGCTTTACTTTTATTGGCGAGCTTCTGCTTGTTTTTGTCCCGATACTTCTTGGCTTCTTTAGCCGCCTTGGACTTTTCAGCTGTTGTGGGACCCTTCTTCTCTTTAGCCGCGCTTTTTCGAGCCTCGGCTTCTGCATCCCTCAGCTTCTTTTCCAAATCAGCGAGCTCTGAACGAATGGATGCAACACGTTTAGCAGCAGCCTGCTTAGCCTGCGGCGTAGCTTTCTTGGCCGGGCGAGGTTTGTTTGGATCGGCCTTAGGCGTTTGTTCACCTTTGGACGCACGATTCTTGAGCAAGACATCTATAGTATTAGCTTTGGCGTGATCAAGAACGGTGTTGGTCTTGAGCAGGTTGGCCTGGTCTTGCTTCAGCTCGTCATCTGACTTCTTTACGGCGTCCTTTACGAAGTCTGCAATCTCTTGAGTACTAGCACCCGCCCCCGCCATTGGAAGCTTGTTCAAGAAGTTGGAAACTTCATGCCCCTTCGAACTAGTTGGCTTTGGGGAAGGTTCTCCTTTTCCTTTCTTACGACCCTTCAACGTGCGCGTGCGCAAGTAATAATCGTGAGCTTTCTTCGGGTCGTACAGAGAAGTACCATGCATCAAGTGAGTACCATCAGGAAGTTCCATTGGCGCTCGCCCCCATTCCAAACTGTTCCAGAGCTGCACTGAGTTCTGGATCCTCGATCGGTACATCTGGATTTGGTCCTACTCCAGTGTCCGCAACTGGCATGTTGCTGTTTATGAGTTGATCCGCCTTTGCGTCTTGTGCTGGCTTCCAACCCACAACCTGTCTGATCTCGTTAGACGTAGCAATCTCGTTACGAGTAAACTTGTCTGCGATCTCAGCAACTTGGCTAATCGGCACTAGCTTGAACGGATCCCTGAAGAACAAGATCCACTGACGCTGTGTACGACCAGTCTTTGTCAGGAAGGATCTGCGCATTGCTTCAACAATCGCCGTGAGGAACGGCTCAATGGTGCGATTCCAATAGTTGATCATCGCAGCCTCGTCGGCCGTGCCCTTCATCACTTCTTCCGAAAGACCAAGTTGATCATAAAGTTGTGCAGTTAGGTACTCGATCTGGGTCAGAAGGTTGTTCTCCGCTGGGCGATTCAACTGAGTGATCTTCTCAGTTGCGTCAGCATAAGCTACACCATATTGAGCTCCCTTGAGTTGGAACTCAATGTCTCTGGTTCTTTGGAGAGCCTGCTCTCTACGAGCATCAGACTTGACAGTGTAAGGAAGCTGAATGATAATATCAAGCTTTCCTGATGCGGTTGCTTCGTCCACACCGTCGAGAAGATTCAATTTTCGAATAAGTCGCTGAAGAGTAGAACTAGGCTCGTTCATCACGTTGTAAAGAGGATTCTCTACAATCGCAACAGAAGACTTCGGAAGGGTAATCTCTTCACGGTAACCCTTCTTTTCGTTATAGAGACTAACGCGGACGTGCTGTGGAAACCAGCCCACAATAGATCCAACCCGCATTGTCTTAATATCGAATCCACCACTCTCAAGTGGGCTTATGTCCGTATCGACCGGAACGATGGCACAACAGCCGTCGTCGCAAAGGGTCATAACAATGTCTCGTCGGAACTGCGTTGCTGCCTGATCAATATTGGCTTCAAGAGACAGACAATTATTGAGACCACTGTTAATTTCCTCAAGGAATCGCCTTTGATCGTCAGTCTTGACGTGACGAATATCAACCGACGACACGTCGACACTGATTCGAGTGTAAATCGAGGAGATGATCGATCGTTCGTTTGACACACTAATTCTGGGACGGTCGGGTCTTGTAGTAGAAGATCCGCCGTAATAGCCCGAATAAACCCGATCTTGAATTGTCTGAGTCTGATTCGTGAAAATGTTCCACGTATGCTTTAGTGCATCACCAAATCGTGACACCCCTCACCTCCTTTCTCATTCAAAGGCCTCCTTGTTTGCTTTCCAGGCAATGTAGCCGTCCATAAGAGCGGAGACATTGTCGATCTTCTCTTCTTGACGCTTCTTGTACAGCTTTCGATTACCATTGGTATCTTCCAATGTGATCGCATTGCCCATTGCAAAGGACATAAGACTTTCATCGAAGATCAAACCACGATCCTCGCTGATCTTCTTCAGCTCACCAAGAGGAACCGATTCGGTCTTGGCTCCCTGAGCAACCTTTTCTACAGCATAAGGGCCATTCTCCGCTATCCAACGCTCAACAAATTCTTTTGCGTTGTACGGGTCATATCCTAATGCTCTAGGATCGTATTCGTTCGCGATGATGAACTCATCAAGGTCATCAAAGACATCCATCATGTCGAGAACAGTTCCCTCCATGATAACAAGGCTTCCTTCATTGATGAATTCTTCGTACTTCTGCCGCATGGCTCCTGGGAGTCGGAAAAGAGTTCTATCAGTAATATAACTCCGGCATTTTACCCCAAATCGATCGGGGCCGATGGGAAACAGAAACGTGAACGCGCAGAAGTCGTCACCCTGTGAAAGGTCCGCTCCGA